TTCTGATGACGATGAGGATGCAATGTCCTACTTCTCAAAGCTCGCAGAAGACTAATAAAATTTCCTGGGTAAGAGTTTAAACTGCCCATTCTTTATGCATGGTTTAATTTTCGGCGGTTTACGAGAGAACATGATAGGTGACGATATCAGTATTCGTCGCTCTATCGGTGCACACAAAATTGCCACTTTCCTCAGAGAACATCATTACGACATTGAAGTTCTCGACTATATTCACGCTTGGACACTTGAAGAATTACAGACATACACAATGTCTCGCGTTCATGTGGACACGATATTCTTTGGATTCAGTTCTACCTTCACCATAGAATCTCCCGTTGTAAACGAGTTTGTACAATGGTTGAGAAAAACTTATCCATCCATTCCCACGGTATCTGGCAGTCAGAACAATTCCATGATTGGTCTTGGTTGTGATTGGATGATTTTTGGATTTGGTGAATACGCCATTCTAGAGTTGCTACAATATTTCCAAGGTGGCAAAGAGCCAACACACACAAATCGAATTATCAATTGCTACGATAATTACAGAGCATTTCCAAAGTCTGATCTTACAGTACGATATCAAGAAAGAGACCATATCTCTGACCGCGAAATATTACTGTTAGAGTTTTCACGTGGGTGTAAGTTTGAATGTGCGTTTTGTTCATTTCCAGTGCTGGGTGTAAAAGAAGACCACACACGATCCGCAGACAATTTGTATGATGAGTTGTTGAGTAACTATGAGAAACATGGCACGGAACATTACATCGTGCTTGATGAAACTTTTAATGACTCCAGTGAAAAAATCGCAAAGTATGCGAAAGTGATTAGGAAACTTCCCTTTCAACCAAAACTCACTGGATACATTCGCGCAGATCTTTTAGTGTCTCGCCCCAAGGATTGGGACAATCTCATCGACATGGGCTTCTGCTCACACTTTTATGGGGTAGAATCCTTCAACAATGCATCTGCAAAAGCAATCGGCAAAGGAATGAACACAGCCAAGCTTCAAGACGGATTGCTTGAAGTTGATGAATACTTTAGAAAGAATGCTGGCTATTACAAGGGTCACATATCGCTCATTGCGGGTTTGCCACATGAGACGCTTGAAAGTCTTAGAGAAAGCGTATCTTGGATACACAAGTACTGGTATAAGAATTCTTGTGTCATGAATACTTTAATGATCAAGGATTTTGATTCGCCCGTTCATGAGTTGACACATTTTTCTAAGTTCGACAAGTCATGGAAAGACTACGGTTACAAAGAATTTGAGTACCCAACTGATTTACAAATAAATTCAAAATACAGCAATTACTATGAAAAGCTGGATCACATACTCAAAAACAAGGAATACGGTTATATTGGATGGGATAATGGTAATATTACCATTGTTGATGCCATACAGTTTTGTGCGAATGAGTTTGACACGGATGCTATATATAAGTATAATAATATAGATCCATTTACATTTGACAAGTTTTTCATTGATCCAGATGTATCATGGACGATGTTAATGGGCAGTTCTCTTGGCCCCGAAAGGAGAGAAAACATAAATCGATTTATTTATGAGTACAAAGTGAAGAAGTTAACGTTAACTAACAAAGGTGAAACATCATGAAACTACTGAAAGCACTTTGCACGTGCACAGTACTGCTTTTCACCACCACCGCATGTGCGGGTAATCAAGCGGCACAGGATTACTACGTGGCAATGGCGGCGGCGGCAGAAAATGCAAGTCGTGCACAAGAGGCAAAGTTTCTCGCCCTATCACAACTTGCTGGGTCTTCTGATCCAGGTGCGGCAACAGCGGCAGTTATGGCTATTGCACTCACGCAAGAAAAAGTGGTAGCTCCTCAATATGTCGAATCTTCTGCTCTTAAGTGGGCGCAAGTTTTGACTCCCGCAGTAAGCACTCTTGGTCTTGGAGCCATTCAAGCGGCAGTCTCTATGAATGCTAGTGACAACTCCAAAGATATCCAGATGGCAAGCTTCGCGTCCAATGAAGCAATTCAATTGGGTCAACAGAACATGGTTACCAATCTTGGTAGCTCATGGGCTGACGCGGCGGCTACTGCTGGTGGTGGTGCAATTGAAGTGGCTATGGCTGGCTTTGATGCGTTGAACACTGCTGGTGGTCAAACTGCTGATGTCGCTATTGCTGGTCTAGGTACTGCCGATAGTATTGCTGGTGCTGGCTTTGACGCAAACACAACTATTGCTGGCTTAGGTTTTGCAACGGTTGATTCGGTTGCAACTACAGGGTTTACTACGGTTGATTCGGTTGCAACTACAGGAATTAACACTGTTGGCGCTGTTGGTGTTGCTGGTATGGCACAGATTGGTGCTACTGCACAGATCGGCATGGATAACATTGAAACTGTCGGTATTGCTGGCATGACCAATCTTGCCACACTCGGCACTACTGGTATGACCAATCTTACTACGCTCGGGACTACTGGCATCGACGCTGTAAGCACAGTTAGTACTACTGGTATGAATATTCTTGATTCACAGGGAACTAACTACACTTCTATTATTGCAGATATGCAGAATAGTATTGATTTGCTTGGCGCGGAATTGGCTGATCCAATCACTTGTAGCCCAAATGCAGACGGTCTTTACGTCTGTCAGTAATTAAGGCTTGGGAAGCAACGGGGGCTACGGCCCCCTTTTTATTATGTTTCCTAAATCTCTTCCCCACGCAACATGATCCTCTTCACAACTATGCATCCCGTCTGCGGCAAACTTTCCCTCTGTGACCCGCATTAAATAATGGGTCTCGTCTGATATATTATGAGCAGTTCCTAGTGACGGGTGATGTACAAACACTAAAGGTATATCCCTACAAAGCGCTTTGACAATGTTTATGTGGGTTGTGTATCGCCACTCAAAATGTTTGATGCCATCCAGCCCCAGCATTGCGTTTGTAATGTTTTCGTCTTCCTCTGCTAAAGACCAAAGCCCTAGATTTTTAATGTGGCTATCATCCGTAACTGTTGTTAACCTTTCTTTATTCGTTACTTGAAATATGACAAACTCTGGTTTTTTATAAAGGGTGAGGAATCTTGAAAGATTGTGAATTGAAACTTCATTTGAACACCCCGCAATGCCAAGATTATAAACTGGCGTGTCTATGTTTAAACATTGGTGATACAGATTAGAATAAGAAACGGCAGTGCCGAATGTGTGAGAACAACCCACGACAATACCATAGCTCTTAACATCATTGGGAGTGAAATGAGATCTATGTCCTAGACTGTTGATCTCATAGTAAAGACCTTCAATTGTCATATCATAAATTTTTTCACCATGATATGCTATTGTTTGATCTTCTTTTAATCTTGCAATGTGTTTGTTAGGAATCCAATCTTTACTAATTTTGAAATCCCTTCTCCAACCCATAATCTTATTTTTATCTTCAAATAATTTAAGTAAACTCATACTTTTTCAAGACGGGACATTAATCTCTCTGCACGATTTGTAACTTGTTTATGCCACTTTGAATCACGACCTTCAATTGCGGCTTGTTTCCAATCAGCTTCTTCAAGGGCTTTTCTAAAGTTTCTGAATCCACCAAGTCTACTTCGACCCATGTTAAACATCATGTTGACAAGAACTTCTTGTACTTCGTCGGGCCATTGATCAAAGGTTTCTCCATAGAGCGCTCTACACTCTGAGATAGACACGTCAAGATCTTTCTCAAAACACTCTTCAACTCTTTCTTCTGAGATGGGCGTACCAACTTCTGCACCATGCTCTGGATCTTTCTCTGTTACAAGGTGACCAACCCCAAAAGTTGGATATCCAAGGTGATCCAGATATACTTCATATACAACGCCTTCATCGATTTTAAGCTGTTCAAAAACCCTTTTTCGATCCATTTTTAACTCCTTGACGGGATTCGATCATTTATATATAATGTTATAACTTGTACGGAGATCCTTATGTTAGGTATCATAGTAAGTTATATAATTGGCACTCTGGTTGGAGTGCATTTTGGAAACGTTCTGTTTAAAAAATATCATATTCAAGAAACAATAGATATCTTAATACAAGAAAAGTTTCTACGTTTTGTTCGCCGCCCAGATGGTGAAATAGAAATTCTTAAATACTCAGATTCACCAGACTCTTGACGCATTATCTCTTGCGCTAGAATCATTATTCCTCACGCCAATCGGTGTTGTTACAATCACGGGAGCTTGTTTCTGTGGTGCGGCTGGTGGTGCAGATTGATTATTGTTGATGATAGTTGGCGCTTGACCTTGAGCCGCATCCGCAGTAGCACCCTCAACAATTGTTGATGACACATTTTTACCCGCTTCAATGATGGGATCTTGTGGCAATGACCCCATCGCCGCCTCTGCCGCCGCTTTCAATTGTTTGACTTTTAGCTGTAGATCTTGATATTCTGGGCTGTCCATCATTGCGTCTAGCAGTGCACCGCCTTGCAACCCAGAATCTTTCATCTGCTGTATGAGTGCATCTTTTTGTCCTTCCACACTTTCTGCTTCTGCCCTAAGCGCTTTGCTCTCTTCCGTATCAACTTTCTTATCAGCAAAAGTAGTAATTGATCCACCACCAGTTTCAGTTCTAGTTGTTGTTACTTTTGCGTTTCCTTTCACGGGTGTTTCTGCATAGAAATCATCATCGTCTGCATCAAGTAACGCATCAAATGCCGCTTCTTTTTCTGGGGTCTCGCCCATTGCGGCATCCATTTCTTTAAAGAGTTGTGCAATCTCTGCTTTCAGTGCCTTTTGTCTTTCTCTCTTTTCTTTAAACTCTGGTGAATTCATTTCTCGCTGACCAGCACCAGACAGATCTCCAATGGCCTCTAATTCAGCTTCTTTTTCTTTTATCTGATCAAATGCTTTACCGTAGGCGTCCATGTCAACATTTTTTGCTGAGTTGTTAGAAACAGCACTTCCAATGACCTTGCCTCTCTTACCCGTTTCTGGGTTTACTTCTGGGACGCCATCGCCCTTGAGATTCGCCACAGCCGCCGCACCTTTCTCGCTTAGATTTGCGCTGTCTGTTGCACTGCCAATTGTCTTGCCACGCTTACCAAAGCTTTGATCCATGTTTGCTTGTCTAATAGCGTCTCTTTCGTCCATGCCTTCATCGACATATTTCTGAACGTCTTCTGCTTCAACTCCCGCCATCGCAATATCTTCATTTGTAATATTGCCATCCTTATCGATCATGATTCCGCTAGAATCCGCAGTCTGCCCTTGACGCGGTATCTCCATGCCACGCTTTTGCATTTCTTCTGGTGAATCGTCATCACCACCAAAGAATCCATACAGACCTTTAGCCATTTTATCGCCATCTGCCAAACCAAATGTGAGACCGCTGAGTACTCCACCAGCCGCACCAGCGGCTTTTTGACCGAATGAAGCCTCTTCCCCCTCTTCTAGCCCAAATGTCTCAGCGGCGTTTCCTGCGCCTTGTATGCCATCATAGACTCCCATACCAGCCGCCGCCAGTAAACCAACACCTGGAATAAATTTGGCACCCCTTGCAAGCCCCTTACCAAGACCTTTTGCGTTTGACAAAAGTTTCTTACCACCATCACCAGCCTTTTGCGCCAGTGAAGGCTTAGGTGGCTGTACAGGAGGTTTGGGTGGCTGTACAGGCGGCTTTGGTGGAGCCTTAGTTTGTGGAGTAGCCTTTGGTGTTGTCTTTGGTGGATTTTTACCTGGCCTTAAATTTGGCTTTCTTGAAGGAAGACCAAGACCACCACCGCCACCAGCCATGCCACCGTTGCCCTCTATTCGGTGTAGTGACTCTAGAATATCTTGTAATAGTTCTGTTTGTTTTTCGGCTGGTGTTTCACGATCAACACCGCTACCAAAACCGATTGAACCTTTTACTTTAACACCAGTTGTAGCTTGACTTGCTTGAAAATCTTTACCAAATAATTTAGGAAACATTCTTTCTGGGGAAAATGCCTGTTTCATTCCCTCTACAAACCCAGCGTCTTGATCTACGTTCGACGCCTCTTTCATCTTGCTCATACCAGTATCGTACATACTGCGGAGCCGCCCACCTTCCGTACCCATTGCCTTATCTTGCAATCCTTCAGTGAGCTTTTCTACCAATTCTTTGTTATCTTCACCACCCGCTTGTTTCATTTCTTCAATGGCTTTTACAAGGGCAGTTCGTTGATCGTTAAATTCCTTTCTGTTCATTTCAGAAACTTTTTTCAATGTCTCTGCAAATGATTCTACGGAAGAAGAAAACGAGGCATTTGATTCTATAAGATCATCAAAGCCTTGTTGGTTTTGGGAGATGTTGCTTTGAAAAGAAGAAGACAGTGAGGCAACAGTGCTGGTGCTAGTTCGCGTCATCCCACGTGTGGGTGACAGACCAGCTTTGATTGATCCAGCAATTTCGCCTACATTATTATTATTTTCTTCGGCCATTTTTTTACCTTAACTTATTTTTTTCTGCCTTGTTTCTTAAATGCGTTAACAACATGTTTACTGTAACTTCTCTTTCCCAAGGTATCATATTTTCTATTGATTCTACTGAGTAGTTGTGTTCATGAACCAGTAAAAAATTTGTTTTAAAAAAGTTCTCCAAGCTATCTTGAGAAAGAGTTAAGCGAAAAAATTTTCGTACCCATTAATTGAGACAACGTTACTCTTGTCACAACCCTTACATGTGTATTCAACTATGTGTTCCATATACGGTGAATTCAAAAAGAATTCTTTAATTTGATCCAGCGCAGTGATTGGAAGGTTATCAATAAAACTTAAAATCTCTTCGATTGTTTCATTCTCTAGTGTAAACACTTCGTCATGATGGTGAATTTCTTTTATTGCAGATGCCACCAACATTGTTTCATCATCATCGTGCCGCACAAGATCCATTGCATTTGGATATTGTAAAAACAAAACTGTTGATTCATCTGCCTTGATTTTATTATTATTTACATTTTCTAGGTTTTTAATTTCAAGGGATTTTAAATCTAGTTGATAATCAATCGTGTCGTCACATGCACCACACGTCAAAGTAAAGTCCTGTTTTGATCCAGATGCCTCACACTTAATTTGTAGGAACACATGTTGCAAATCAAAAATTGTCAGCTTAGATGCATCTAAGTTTCCAAACGTGCAATTGGTCACAATCTGTGCACATGCCCGAATCATTTCTTTTGAATCGTCTGAGCTATTTGCCATGATCAAAATCTTTTCTTCTTTAACCAAAAACGGTCTTGCTTCAAAAATTTCTTTTGTTGAAGGTATTTCAATTTCAAACTTCGGGTGCATAATCTGTGGTAATGACATAGTGTACTTTCTCCTTAAACGTCTGAGTCAATCTTTTCTGATGACCAGCTATCAAAACTAAAAGTTACTGTGGTTCTCGCGACACCACTTGTTCCTTGAGACATTGGCATTACCGCGATTGTACGTGGTATGACTCTGTGAAGGCAATAGCCAGTGTTGGCATCTACTGCGCTTCTCTTTACTGGAATGACTTTTATTTCACCAACGATATCATTCTTGTATGCCAACTCTCTTGTTTGTGGATCTACAACCGCATTGATCCACATCTCAATCATATTTCTTTGCAACCAATCTGACTGTAAATAAAATACAAACGTTGCTTCTTGCCCCAAATAATCAATACCAGTTGGTTGATATTGAATTCTATTGTTATATTTCACTGGTCTGTTTTGAACAATTACACCTGGAATATTACACTCTTCGACCATCAAAGCCAAATCTTTAGTCTGGTTTGGATCGATACCAGAAATGAGAGGTGGTGTTATAACAACACGAAACCTTTCTGTTCTTTGAAAGTCTTTTTTTCGTGCCGCCGTAATAAATTGTGATAACGCGCTTTCTTCTGGCATTACAGCATATCCCTTGATTCTCTCCACACCATTTGGTCAGAAGCTTTCTCAAAATTCGCCAATGGTAAAAATATAGATGCCTTCCAGTGTTGTGGGTTTATTTTTAAAAACCGTGATTTTACATTGTTGTACAAATATCTTTTAACTGTTGGAACTGTCTCTGGAAACTTGGAATAATTTTCCAACAGTTGCCATCTTGCCATAATCTTTGTATCTTCCATGAGTGTTGGTGTGTCCGTGTATTCTAACAGCTTACCAAATAACTGCGCCCTCAACATAGGTGGAAGATAGTGTAAATTCAAACCAGTGAACCCACCCTTCTCTTCTTTAAAGGGTAGACACAGAGGAAACGTATCATAATATGGAAGCTTCTTTTTATACTTGGGATCATACATATACATGTAGAGATTCCCAGGTTCTAGAACGCCTGTTAGCTCACCTAGATCTGTTCTGTATGCGGCAGAAGGACTGCGAATATTTCCAGCAAGCTTTTTAATGTTTGCTATGTACCACTGATATGATCGATCAGTGTCACCAGCCGCATCTCTAATTGATTCGAATATTTTTTCCATCCTGTATTTATAAGCCAAGTTCCTTTTCGGTTACAATTATAAACTTCCAGCCACGATCTGCACAAAATTCTTTTGCGCTTTTCCACTTAGACTGATTGACTCCCCACTGCTTGACTTCTTCAATAAAGCGTTTGGTTTTTCTTTTGGGTATTTTGGGTTCTTGTGCAAAACGAGATGGTTTTACTTCAACGAGATATTTGGACACTACACCATTCTTTTCTTGTATTTTTATATAAAAATCTACAAAATATCGATGAACTCTGTTGTCAAGTGGGGACCGATATGGGATAACTATTTCTTCTGACCCCCACTCTAGGACTGCTGGATTTTTGTCACACCACTTCATAAATTTAAGTTCATATCCAGAACGATAGAAAATATTCTGAGAATCGCCAATATATTTGGAAATATTTTGTGGTATAAACCGTCCTTGGTGTAAATCTTTGCGATAAACCATATAAATAGATATAAAAATAAATTACTTAAGGTAACTTATATATGGCAACCCCACAAGATGTTTTAGATGTTCGCCAAGGCGTCACGATTGGTGGTGGAGATTACCCTAGCTTGCACAGATACCCGTTAGATCCAACAGACAAATCACCACATTCTGTTGTGTTCTTTGTGAATCGTCGCGTACAGTCTGCGGTGACTAGAAGCCCACAAAACGGCAATCCCAATTTTTCTCGTTCAGTTGCGGCAAGCCAAACCGATCTAGAGGCACAGTATGCACAAGAAGCCAGACTAACCACAGATAACGCTGGTGCAGTTTTGGGTGCTGGTGGTGCTGTTGGTGGTGCGGCACTTGGAACATATGCCGCTGGAACATTTGCGGGTGCCTCTCTTGTCGGGAAAATTGCTGGATTGTCGGGTGGCCTTGCTGGTGGATATGCCGCTGGAGAACTTGTTTCTGATTCTTATGCAACAGAAAGACTTCAAAACGTGATTCAATTACACATTCCTCAACCAATCGTTGCACAATATGTTGCTAATTATAATGAAGAGGATATTGGTGCAATCATGGGCAAGATCGGAGAGTCTGGATTGAGTATGGATTCTCTTCTTGACAACGCTGGAAGTGCTGGTGAATTCGTAGCCAGAAGTGCCATGATCGCCGCCGCATCAGTGCCGAAAGCACTTGGTTTTGATGTCAATGCTGGTGGCGCAGTCGCCGCAACATCAAAAAAGGTTGCCAATCCGTATAAAGAGCAGTTGTTTACTAGCATGGCTTTCAGAAAGTTTGGATTCAATTTTGAGTTTGTTCCTAGAAGCCTAGCCGAATATCAACAGGTCAGACAAATTGTGGATTTGTTTAAGGTAAACATGCATCCTACCAGAGTCAGCGATGGTTTCTTTCTAGCATACCCTGGAGAATTTAATATCGAATATCGCTACAACGATAAAGTCAATGAACATGTAAATAGAATTTCTTCTTGTGCGCTGACAGACATGAAAGTAACTTATGGTGGAGCAGAATCTTTCACAAGCATAAAGGGTACGCAAGGCATTCCTTCTGAGATCACAATTAACTTATCGTTCACTGAACTTGAAACTCTTACCGCGAACAGAGTGGCACTTGACGGTACTAGCACAAGACCAGATGGTAGTGGTGGCACAGAAACTCTTGTGGTTGGAGGTCTCTAATGCCAAACTTTTTTAGTCCCTTTCCAAAAGATTTGATTTATCCTCTCGGCGGCGATAGGAGAGCAATTCTTACTGATATCTTCAGACGGTCTCATCCCAGAGATACTATTATAAACTCAAATATATTAGAATCATATCGTGTTCAAGATGGCGAGTCACCAGATGAAGTTTCATATAGATTGTATGGCACTGTTGATTTTTATTGGATTCTATTGCTGGTCAATAATATTACAAATACGTACACACAATGGCCCATGTCAAGTGACGTTCTCTATAAGTATGCAGTCGAGAAATATGGAGCGACTAATCTAAACGATGTTCACCATTACATAAATGAAGACAGTTTTATTGTTGATTATGACTATGCCAATGTTGGTGAGAATCAAATTGCTATTACAAATTGGGATTATGAATCAGAAGTCAATTCAGATAAATCACAAATTCTTGTGTTAAAAACTGAAGCAATTCCAGAATTCGTTAGTTCATTTCAATCGAGTCTTTCACGATAATGCCTGCTACTATTTCAGAAAGCCGTGGTATTGCTGGTGAAACAGTCATAGAAGAAGTTTTACTTTTTCAACCACTGAATACATCTGAGTCCACAAGCAATGGTGAAGGTGCTATTTTTGATCTTAAGGCGATGGTAACTGAAATAAATCTTTATGAGGATGTCTATACGCCAACCATGTACGGCAACCTTGTTATAACAGATGCAATCAACGCTCTTGAAAAATTTCCAATATATGGAACAGAAGTTATAACAATCAAATTGAGAACAAATCAATTAGACATGGCTTCACCAGAGAACATGATATACAAATCTTTTCAGTTGTATAAAATTAGTGACGTTGTTCTCAACACAGACCGTGAAGCTTTTTATAAACTACATTTTACTTCACTGGAAACTTTCAGGGACAAAACTACAAATATTACAAAAAGGTTCTCTGATGACACCGCAAAGCTTGCAAAACAAATATATGATCAACACATACAAAAAGAAAATAATTCTGGTTCCAGATTAGAAAGAGTGGTGATTCCAGCCGCATCTGGATCTGGCAGTGGTGACAATGTAACTTCACTTGTTATTACTGACACGGATACTAACGGCAAGCACAATCGCAATATTACATATGTGTCTAACTTTTGGTCACCATTTCAAAACATGGCATACCTTGCCAGAAAAACTAAAGGTAATACACAGAAAAGCCCTTCATATCTTTTTTATGAATCGAACAAGGCATTCTATTTTTCGTCGCTTGAAACCATGGCAGGGACACGATCACCTTTTGACATGTACGCTTATGTACCAGAGTCAATTAGAGATTTTCCAACACGTGCGCTAAACACGGATGGGTCTAGCGCTTATTATGGCAATGCTCTGCCGAAAAACTATATGCGTATTACAGAAATGAAAGTTCCCTCAAGGATAGACGTGTTGAGATCGTACAATTCTGGCGCACTTGCAAACTCTGCAAGCATGTATGATTTTACTTTGAAGAAAGTAAGAGAGTCTACTTACGACTTGCGGAAAAATTTTCAAGATTACTTACGCACTGGTGTTGGTTCACCCGTACCATACAACGTTGCCCCAAATCCACTTGCCAGAAGAAAGTGGTGCACTACTGATTTAAATCTGTTTGGCGACAAAGCAATGACATATAACGCAACAGATTCTAGCGCGTTTGAAACTACCCCCGCAAACGACACATATGTACAGGGTACTAATCTGGATGGCATGGTCCAACCAAATTTAAGATCTGCTTATCTGGCGGGATTCGAACAGTTTACTTTTGAAATAACAATCCCAGGTCGGACTGATATAGAAGTTGGTGTTGCTATTGATATTCTGTATCCATCCGTTGGAGAAAAACTCACTAACGATGCCACGGATATATATGATGAGATTTTAACGGGAAGATATTTGGTGACTTCTATTCACCATCGTATTAATTATGATGACCATATTATGTATTGTGAAGTTGTTAAAAATGGCTTACAGAAAAACTTGGGTAAAAATACTGGAGAATAGTGAATGGCACTTGTAAAAAATAATTTTGAAGTTCCAGATTTTTACTGGTTCATCGGTGTTGTAGAAGCTAGATCAGATCCGTCACAAATGGGTCGCGTTAAGGTGCGCGTGATGGGTTATCACACACCCAGAAAGGACATATTACCCACAGAGCATTTGCCGTGGGCAGTTCCCGTTCAACCCACAACAAGTTCATTGATGAACGGCATTGGTGAGTCACCAACAGGATTGGTAGAAGGCTCTATTGTCATGGGCTTTTTTGCAGACGGGGAAGATGGACAGCAACCAATAATTTTAGGATCGATTGGTGGTCTTCCGTTTGATGGATCGGTTGCCGCATTTAGTTCTGATGAAGGATTTGGTGACCCCTTTCAAAAATATCCAAGAACAACGTCTGATGCTTCAGACTACGGCGATGATGCAATACAAGGCAATGGTGAACCAGATGTGTCGCGTCTTGCAAGAGGCGAGGCGGCAGAAAGCCACCACAGCTTTATTAACAAACAGGACACTCGCCTAGAAGACATACCACGGGCTATTGCACAAGAGGTTATATCTAGGGCGAAGAAAGACACCATCGAATACGTAAGAACGGATGGTGATCCAAAGAGTTATTGGTCTGAGCCAAACGCTCGCTTTGGCGATGACTTTGGTGATCGTGATTATACCGCTACTGATCAAGAAGCAATTAATTCTAGGTATCCTTACAACAATGTAAGAGAAACAGAGAGCGGTCATGTCTTTGAAGTTGATGACACTCCAAACAACGAAAGAATTCACACATATCACAAGTCTGGTACGTATCAAGAAATACAGGCAGATGGAAAGCGCACTGTAAAAGTTGTTGGCGACGATTATGAAGTTGTCGTAAAAGACAAAAAGCTTTTCGTTAAAGGTGATATGGATGTCACTGTACAAGGTACGTCTAGAATTTATGTAAAAGGAAATGCAATACAAGAGGTGGAAGGTGATCTTGTTACCACGGTCAAGGGCGATCATGTAACACACGTAGAAGGAAATCACATTTTAGAAGTCAAGGGTGATCAGTCTTACATTGTCGAAGGTGCACGTGGCACTCGCATTGGTGGCAAGGACCATGAAACAATTGGTGGCGATCAGTTGCATATTCTACAGGGCAAAAAAGATACACAAGTAACTGGTGATACTTCAGAAACCGTAAACGGAAGTGCAACCAAGACCGTAATTAAAGCTTGTAATGTGATTGGAATTGACGGGTATACTGTAGCCTCTGGTAAAAATATTGCTCTTGGTGCTGGAAAAGATGTTGTTGTTGGCGCAAGTAACAATGTTGATATCAAAGGCAAGCAGATCGATCTGAACAAGTAGGAATTGATATGCCAAGCGTTTTAAGAAAAGGTGATTCTGCTGGTGGTGCGCTTAAAAGCAGTCAGTCTACAGTAAAAGCAAATGGAAAAAATATCATTGTTGATGGTGACGATGTAACAAGTCATGGTGACAGCCCTCACAGTAGCGCAACAATTATTGCTGGCTCAAATAAGGTTTTTATCGGGGGAGTAGCTGTTGCTAATTCTGGTGACAAAGCGACTTGTAACCATGTGGGATCAAGTAGTAGTAACGTTAAGGTAGGATAATGAGTAAGATACCATCTCCATGCGGATTAGGCGAAGAACTCGGTGCACTCTTTGATGAGGTAGAAGCATTGGGTGTACAAGCGCAAACGCTGGCGACACAACTTCAAAACGCAGATGCGTCAACCCTTGCTAGTCTGGTTGGCAATGTTGCAAGTACTATGATTGCTCAAAACACTGGCTTGATGGTAAAGGCTGATGCGTTTTCTTCAACGGTGTCTGGTATTTCTCCCCCCTCTTTATTGGATGAGGTGTTTGACAAAGTAAAAACATTAGAAAATGTTTTGAGTCAACCAGGTTTGGACCCATTAGAAAAAACCGCCGCCCTTCTCAAGTTTGCAGATGATATGGATTTGTTGCAAGGAAAATATGCAGAAAAAATGACTGAGTATGGAATTGATTTAACGAAGCTTGTAGATGTTTTACAAACTGGTGACATTACACCAAAGATGTTGTGTGATATTTTGCCAAATGTTTCCATACTACCAGATGGAAGTTCTCTAGAAAAAGCACTGCCGATAGAATTCCCCGAAATTGGTATTAATGATATTCTTGACACTGCAAATGATGTTGTTGCAAATGCTCAATCAAAGTTGTTGCAAGTAGATAAGATGCTAACAGCACCAGCAAGCCTACGATTACTTGTTGGTGGTGATCCTTCTAGCGATGTTATCAATAGCGTCAAAAACATGCTTCCCTCTGGAACGGCAAAAAATTTGCTCTCCAAAGAGATTACAAACCTAACATCATCTTACAATAAAGCGGCAGATTTTATTGCTGATCTCACTGATTTTTCTTCTAGCGATGTAAAAACCAAATCAATCTCAGAGCTTGTGACTACGGTCAAGTCAAATGAAGACCGTCTTGATCCCCCAGATGATACGGGTGAGCCTGCTTTGCCAGCGGGTACTTTGTATATGGAAGCAGACCCAAGTTATCAGCCGCAAAATTATACGGAACTTTTGGAACACAGAAGCGGAAAATGGGCGATGACTATAACAAATGCAGGACACATAGAAGCTGTCCCTAATGAGATAGATGGCGACCCAGGAACCGATGGTCAGGAAACTCATACGCTTGATCAGGCCGCTGGGTGGTATCAATTGCTTGTTTCTTCTCCAACAGTGTCTTCAACATCAAAAAGAACTGCAACAGCAATGTGTTATCTGCAAAGAGACGCCGCATTGGGTTCAGCATACAGCTACAAAGTCCTTCACGCTTTCCTTATTGATGTTGGCAATGGGTATACAGAGATTCCAGAATTTAAGTTAGAATCTGGCCTATTTAAAAGACTTCTACCTGCTGATAATTATAATTTAACCTTTCCAGAAATTGGGACAAATTATGAAAACAATTCTAGTCAAGCGGGTGCCACGATTACCAACGTTATTACGCAACCAACCTTTTCTGGGGTTGCTGTCGCTGGCGAGGACGTTGCTGGCGAACCGTCTGTGATGGACAAGATTGCCGATCTCATTGAAGAAGAAACAGGAACCAGACCAGATTGGGCAGATCTTGACGGTGGCGGTACTGGTGCTGTTGATTGGACACAGTATGATGATGATTGGGAGCCAGATACCAGTACAGCAACAAGAACAGATTTTACAAGTATCTATTTTTTGTGGCCTTCTTGGGGCGATACAGGTTGGGCGAATGTTAGACTTATGCCCGTCATTAAGTATTCTGGACCCGAGCTTGCACCCGCCCTCATTAATTATATTCAACAAGACAATATTAATGATGGCGCAGAAACCAAAGTAATTGGTGTGGGTTATGGACATAATAGTGTAGATTGGAATCAGTCAAACAGTAGCATGTTTGAGCTACAAAGACCTAATGGCTCAGAGAGAATAGAGGCAGGCACAGCAAATTGGACTCTTGTCGCTATGTATTATAAAACAAATGGTAATCTAATGATCCAGTTAGGGTTCGATTTTGATCCTTCTGCTTTCATAAATGCTAATAGTGGTTATATGCTGGAGATTAACAAGGGAGCAGACTATGGGTATTCAACGATGCTTGTTTATCTAAAAAGTTTGTACCTACAAAGATACAAAGCGGGAACAGGAAGTGGTTCTCTCTATTATGGAGGAGATCTGTTTGATTCAAACGGGAAATTCAGGAATGGTGTTTCGATGAAAATTGTAGGTGGAACAACTAAACCCATTGACCCATTAGGTCAAGGACCAAGAATTGAATTTGAAATAGCGCCATCCGCTGGGGGTTTCTATAATGCTCTCGTAAACGGCTTCAACGAAATAGAACAGGAACTTAATGATTATGACCCAGCCATAAATGCACAACTGGGTGTAGGAGTGCGTCTCTATTTTTCAGCAAGTCAGAATAGTGATTATTGATTATGGCGTCTAAATTACCACCTTTTATGAAGCCTCAATATTGGGAGGCGCATGAAAAAAAATATGCTTCTCAGCGAGGTAGGTATCCACCTGCGCTACCACAAATCGCACCCAAAGAGTTTTTGGAAAATGGAAAGAAAAATAAAAACTATGCCTTGTGGAAAAAACAGGTTAGCGAATATCTAAAATTTTTATTGTTCTTACAAAATCCCAGACTTTGGCAAATACCAAAAACTTTTGAATATGATAATCTAATTTTATATTCTTCCAAATATAAAACTCTCAATGACGCTATGGGTACGTCTGGTTTTGCTATAGTGTACCCAGACCGAACGCTTGTGTCTCGTGTTGGATATGCTTATATAACAAAGAAGTTTAAGGATGCAGAAATAGCAAAAGGTTCTGGTGGATTTAGTTTTGCAGAGGTGGCATTTAAGCCAAAATTTGAAAATTATTTTCAACAATACGCCAATGATATTGTTACTGTTGGGTCTGCTCTCTACTCTCCGTATCTTTTGGATGGCTATGATATAGGATTTTTCACCCGTGATTGGGCCAAGGCTAACACGGATTCTGCTGTTTACGATATCGATGGTCTTGAACCGCAAAAGAATTCAATCTCATGGGAAAATACTCTAAAAGACAAGATAATACAAACAAGAAAAAATAATTCTTATCACGATGAAAATGCCCCATTGTATTTTGAGGAAGATGAAAGTAATATACGAAAATACAACATTTTATTGTAAACTCTTATAAATACTATCATGGCTACCGAAAGATTAAAACTAAGTAGAATATACAAAGATCTAGACCTTGCTTTTTCTCAAAGTGCGGTGTCTGGTGATGTTGCAAAAAAATATGATGTAAATGCTGTCAAACAATCTCTAAGGAATATTCTTTTAACGAATTACTACGAGAGACCCTTTAAGCCAGATTTTGGAACTCCAATTGGCGGTCTTTTGTTTGAGCCAGCAGATGAGCTAACTTTGATTGCTGTTGAAAAATCTGTAGAACAGGCAGTAGTCAGATATGAGCCAAGAGTAAAGGTTGACTTAGTAAGTGCAACTTTTGAAAATGAGCAGACCTTGAAGATTCAAATATTCTTTCATGTCATAGGAATTGAAGAACCACAGGACTTAACACAGCTAATAAAAAAATTAAGGTAGACTCATGGCAATACTTAATGTCAATGAATTAGATTTCGAACAGATCAAAACAAATTTAAAAACGTATCTGCAAGGCTCTGATGATTTTGCAGACTACAACTTTTCGGGTTCCGCACTTGACACGTTGCTTGACGTTCTTGCCTACAACACCCACTACAATGCGATTCTTACGCATCTATTAGCTAATGAGTCTTTTCTTGATACTGCTATTAAAAGACAGTCAGTTGTTTCACTTGCACAAACATTGGGTTATCTACCAAGAAGTAGGCGAAGTGCGTGTGGCATCGTTTCTATGACAATTCTACCCCCAGCGGGATTTTTAGGACAAACGGCGACAATCACAAGAGATGTAAAATTTTCAAGTTCTAATGCAGATGGATCTTTTACCTTTGTTCCAAAGAAAGAATATACTGCATCTTTGCAAAACATCAATGGTGTCTCACAATTTATTTTTCCAGAAGTAGAGTTGTTAGAAGGAACACGATTAGAAAACTCTTTTATTGCTGATAACACTTCCCTGTCTGGACCCTTTCTCATTCCAAATGAAAATGTTGATACAACCAGTATTAGAGTTCGTGTCCAAGAGAATCCTTCTTCTGCTAATATTGATACGTGGACTCAGTATGACAGCATCTTGGAAGTCAACTCGACCACAAAAGCATACTATGTCACAGAAAGCGTAGATGGTCTTTATGAAATTAGATTTGGAGATGATGTAAACGGTAGAAAGTTGACCAACAACAACGTAATTATTGTTGACTATGTAGTATCAAGCGGTAAGGTTGCAAACAGAGCAACTTCATTTGTTTGTAGTAATCAGATTACAGGAGCGGGAGAAACCATTAACACCACAGTCACTACTGCCGCTTTTGGTGGTGTTGATCAAGAAACTGTGGATTCTGTCAAAAGAAGCGCCCCCCTATTCAATTCAACAAAAAACAGGGCGGTAACAGCGAAAGACTATGAGTTTCTGATTAAAAATAGTAATGCCGCTATTCAGTCTGTTGCTGTTTGGGGTGGAGAGGATAATGATCCACCAATCTACGGTAAGGTTTTCATATCTCTTCAACCCAGAGAAAATTCAATTATTACTTTGGCAGATAAGAATTTAATCATTGACAATGTTATAACTCCTAAAGCACCAATTTCGGTCATCCCAGAATTTGTTGATCCAGAATATGCGTACCTTGGTTTGGATGTAAGAGTAACTTATGATGCAACAAGGACGGTGCAAACTGCGGCTGGCCTTGAAGGTCTTGTTAGAACTGCAATTGATAATTATTTCGTTAATAACTTGAATGTACTTGGAAGAAGTTTTTACATAACGCAAGTGCATGATGCTATCAAATCAGTTTCAAATTCAATTCTTTCTATTTCAATTTCTCCAAACTTACAGCGAAGAATTACACCCACGCTGGGCATAAACGAAAATTACGCTTTTAACTTTAATGCAAAACTTCAGCCCAGATATTTTAAAAGTTCTAACTTTTTGCTTGAGACTGCTACGGGACAGCAAGTTAAAGCATATTTGTGCGATGTCCCAAACCCTGGAGTAGTGCCGCCTCTTTATACTGGTGAAGGATCATTATATGCCAAGAGAGCTTCAGACGGTGTTCAGATAAACCAAGGCTACGGATACATAAACTACGACACAGGTAAAGTAGATATAAGTGGCTTAAAAGTAATTCAATTGTATTCCACGGATGAAGTTTTGCGATTCAATGCGGAACTTCATGACAACTCTCAGAATGTTGAGAGTAAAATTTTGACAAGTAGAACACAAGCCAGCACTGGCGCGGTTTATGCACAACCATCATCGAATTTGATTTTAACAAAGAATGACACTGTGAAAAACGCTGACACTGGAAGTAAGATTGGAATTGATGTAACAATGCTACCTAGAGATCCAGAATTGTAATGGCGCATTATGTTCCAAAAAGGACGCACTATTACGTAGAAAGCATTACCATTGTAAATGGTGGTAGTGGATTTACTACTACTCCAACACTGACCATTACGGGCGGTGGAGGCACTGGCGCAACCGCAGAAGCAGAGATATTCAATGGATCTATTGTTCGCGTCACGGTTACAAATATTGGAGATGGATATAAATCAGTACCTACTGTCACGGTCACTGGTGGCGGGGGTTCAAATGTTCAATTGGCAGTCGTTTTAGACTCTGCATCTAGCACATATGAAGAGTTCAAGACAAAAGAAAAACTTTTTGTTTCTGATAGATTACCCGAACACGTTCAAAACAATTTTCCAAAGTTTCAAAAGTTTTTAGAAACTTATTATCAATTCATTGATGAAGAATATGGAGAAATGTTACATCCTCATTTGGGGATTGATGGTACGTATCAAGACAACTGGATTCGTCATCTTGCGGCAGACTTTCCTCGCAAAGTAGTTGCAGACAAAGAACTGTTCTATCAGCGCATCCGAGACATCTATGAGGCAAAAGGTACTGTTGCGGCAGTACAAGCTTTCTTTAGATCTGTTTATGGCGAAGATGTAGAAGTAGAGAAACCACAAGACAAACTTCTTATTGCGTCTGGTGGTCATTGGGATGAAACAAAGGTTATTCGTGTTGTTGAAGCGGATGACGGATACAGCCCACTAGACTTGATTGGAAGACGTGTTAGTATTAACTATTATGAAACAATTGGAACTGCAACTTTTATAAAAAGTATTCGTGCCGTAGTAAAAACTGTATCTAGAATTGCATATCTATTCCCAAGAACATATGACGTAGGTTTCGATTTTGTCTCTCAGTCTGTGACCACAATTTCAGGCCCAGGTGGTGGTGCGGTGTTTGGCAACATTACCGTTGATGGCAACGGCGCTATAACATCTGTGCCAATCACAAACGGGGGAGCAGAATATCTTGCATCTCCCGACTACGTGTTAACCAACTCTACGTACACAACGGAAGCAGACCTTTCTTTGCGAGTAGAAGATGGTGAATTGAGCGAAGTCGTTATTGTAGACGGTGGCTCTGGATATACAGCACCAGAAATTGTCTTGAATGTTGATCCAATTCGAACGTATATTACAATGGAAGGTGAAGATGTTCTTACCGCACCAAAGTATGCGTACTTGGGTCGAGTATTAAAATCTATCAGTAATATTACATACGCTGGCTCTGCATCTGATGCTGGTTTTGATGTTGGGCAATTATATACGATTAATGAAGCGGGTACAGATAACTTAGGATACGCCACGGATTATTTTAGTGAAGACTATGTGTTCATTGGTGGTATTAACAATGCGGTCATACGAGTAAAAGAAGTAAGCTCTGCTGGAGTTCCAACTTCCTTTGAAGTGCTGAACTGTGGTTCTAACTTCTTTAACGTAACGACAACGATTAGTATATCAAGCCCAAGCAACGAAATTGTATCATTTACTCTTACAACAGGATACTTCTTCCAGCCACCTGGAATGTATCTAAACGAAAGAGGCTTCCTGTCAGATGTAAATGTGTTGCAAGACAATAATCGCTATCAAGCATATTCTTACATTATCAAGTCTGGTATGTCAAAGCCCTTGTGGGATCATGCACTGAAAGAAACAGTACACCCCGCTGGATTGGCTTTCTTTGGAGATATTAATTTAAAGACAAAACTAGACTTTGAAAGTAATATTGGTGTCAGAAAAACCGAAACCGATGTTACAAAAATTCTTACGCATGGTGTTTCTGTATTTGCACCTGCAATTGGAACAACTAGTCTTGGTTTTATATCCTATACTAAACCACTTACCGAGACAGTAACGGTCTCTAATCCTAGACCGATATTACAGGCAGATTTAGTAAAAACTGAAACTGTGACCGCATCTGAGTCGGATGAAAAATCTTTCACCAAAGGATTGACTGACACGGTATCTGCTACAGATTCGCTTGACAGACAAACAGATATTGCGGTAACTTATATAAGAGGTGTTGTTGATGGATTTACTGATACATTAACCGCTTCAGAAAGCTTAGTTATTGGTCATATCTTTGAGTTATTTGATACTGCAACAAGTTCAGACGCACCAGAAATTTCGTTTACCCCACAAGGAAAAACAGATTCTAGTACGGTCTCTGATAGCGTCGATGATATCAGTTTAGGAAAAAATATTTCTATCAA